TCATACAGGTCTATCTGAGCACACACTCAGCAAGCCTGTATTGGATTGGCGACCAATGGTTTGGATTTACAATATGATGCATAAGATATTTAATGATGTGGGATATAGAATTTCGTCTGAGTTTATGGAAACCCCTCAGTTTAAGAAACTGCTCTATGCTACTCCCAATTTTCTTTATAATAACCCTGAACAAAGGTGGCAGGCCAATTCTTATATTGGCAATTTCCTAGATAACACCTGTAACCCTGCAAGTGCAGCTACATTAGAATTTCACGATAGAACAGAAACATATACTGGCAAAGCATTTCCGAACAGTACAGGAACCTACTTTAGAGATACAGCACAAACATTAAGCCACTATATACAACTTGGAGGAACTTGTAATTCCTGTAGTGCAAATGATTGTGGTAGTGGTAGATTTCAGCCTTCGCATGGAGTTATTGTAAATTCAGGGGGGATATTGCAGCAAGACTTAACTATTCACATGGGTGGATTAGGCACTACCCCTGACCCATTCTACACATTTTGGAAAATACCTGCTGCTGGATATTATGATATAACTACAGCAAATATTATGTTCTATTTTAATATCGGAGATAATGCAAGTGGAGCCTGGTCAGGAGGGGGAAATTTTACGAGTGGAGGGTCATTAGCAACAGGATTAGATAAAATATATGGTGGGTTAAGGACTGAGCATAGTCCTGTAGGAACTTCTGATTGGTTTGAAAGAGAAACTGTGGATGATACAGACCAAGAACTACATGGTGGGAAATTAAACTCAAATGTATCTCATTCTTTTGGGGGGACTTTAGATAACCATACATATACAGGATATTTCAATAAAGGAGATAGGGTTAGGCTTGCTTTTATGGTTATGTGTAGGTTGGATGTTAAAGATGCTAGTGTTAATTATACTAATGGAGAAACTCATGTTGATATTCAGCTTGAGCTTGTTGGAACTCGCTATCAAGATTGGGGTTCGTCAAATGGGCAGGTTTCCATAGAATTGATAAATGCAGAAATACCTGTTTATGGCGGAGTGTATGACTTGCAAAATGTTTTCCCTGACAATCAAAAGCAACTTGATTTCGTGAAGGGAGTTGCTCATGCGTTTAACCTTCAATTTAATACTGTAGAGGCACAAAAAACCGTATATATAGAGCCTTTTCCTGATTTTTATTTACCCCCTGCACAATCTATAGATTGGACTTGGAAGTTAGCAAGAAACCAGTCAGATAAACAGACTTTTATTGACAATGATTTTCAAAGAAGATTGATATTTAAGTATAAAACAGACAGTAAAGATTGGAGGGCTAATTGGATGAGTGAAAACTACTTTCAAAGTATAGGGGATGTGTACCCAATGATTAAAGAGTTAGGAAACTTATACCCAGCAGGAGAAAGGATATTTGAGAACCCATTTTTTGCAGGAACTTATGACTCTCAAGGGATGAGAATAGGAGAGTTAAATTCGCCAGGAACAAATTTTTACGCAGCAGCCATGTGGGAAACTTCTTCTCAGTCAGAGAAGGGTTATGACTTTATGCCTAGAATGTTATACTATAATAAAATGTTAATGCCTGCTGACCATGACCCAAGTTGGCAAGGATTTAATGCTGAATCAGGTGCGCTTGTCAATCGGAGATTTACTGATAGGAGGGTGCAAGTTTCTGACGTAACAACACAGCCATCAACCTATTATAGTGGAGCAAATCTTCCTAATTCATTTTACACTTCGGCAACCTTTATAAATAGACATGACTGGAGTGGACAATTTGGATTGTCTTATGGGAATTATTGGGCTAAAGATTATGATGCTACTACTAATACTTATATTGCATCAGGAAATCAAGTGGGGGTTGGTCTTTATGCTAGGTATTATCAGAGTATGGTAGATGGGCTGATAGAAAAACCAAAAGTGAGAATATGTTATATTGATTTAAAAATAACTGACATAACGGAGCTTAATTTTAGGAAGATGGTTTATATTGATGGTGTCTATTACCGATTAATTAAAGTTTGTGATTATCAGCCACACTTAAACCTACCGACAAAAGTAGAATTACATCAATGGAGTCCTGCCAAGGGAAGCGCCTTGCCAACAGCAGGTGTTTGGATAAATAATGTTAGTGGTGGTGGAGGAACATATAATGATGATGGCAGTTCAGGAGAACCTGACCCAGCAGATATAGCATAAAAAAATGAGAAGAAAAACAAGAAATATAACAGGACGAAATGTAACTAACGCTGGCACTAGGCTTAATTCAGGGCTAAACACTATAACTAATTTTGATTTAGTAACAGCAGTTACTCCTAAATGGCTTTCAGAACACGTTAGAATGCGCTTTCCTAGCTCGGCAGGGGCGACAGTTGATTATTTTTCTGACTATAATCATATATCTCAGTTTAAAACAAGCGCAGGAGCATTTTTAATTGATGGCAATAATTATGCAAATAGAAATATATCTAGTTTCTCTCAGTTTATAGCTCCTGTGGATTGCTACCTTAAGAGTGTGAGTGGGTTTATAAGTCCTCAAAGTGGCTCAGGATGTGGTGCAGAAACTATAATTATAAGTATATGGAAAAAATCAGCAGTTGTTGCAGGAACCTCAACTTCAGCTATGAATCTTTTGTTTACTCAGTCATTTATTTTTAACGCAAGTTCTAATCAGTATATCTTAGCGATAGATGGTCGTACAGATTCAAGAGTAAATAATCCTACATCATATACAATCCCTGCAAAAGAAGGGGTAATCGTTAGTGTTAAAAGGGGGGGGATAGCGGCAGCTTGTGCTGATATTTCTGCCAGCTTTTCAATGGTCTTTGAGCTTATAGAGGATCAAGCAACAACATCTGAATTTATGTTTCCATCTCTATCAGGTTCTAATCATAGGATTGACGAAACGATAAGCAGCCCTGATGAGAATTACAGATTTTTAGGAACTACAGCCAAAAAAATATCTGAATAATGTCAGCATATAAAATAATAGATAAAGCTTTAAGGACTGCAGGGAAGTTTTACATTGAGTTACTTCAGACGGAGCTTAGATTTCAAGAGCATGTTGCTTCAAGAAGGCTTCATGATTCCTTTAAGGTTGCTGTATCTGAGAGAGGGGGTAGTTTATTTATGGAGGTTGTGAATCCTACCCAATATATGTGGTTAGTTAATGATGGTAATAGTAGGGTTCCAAACGTAAGCTTTGCCGAGATTAAAGAATGGACTCTATTAAAGGGGTTAAATTTTTCAAAGGGAGCAATTTGGAGAGTAACAGAAGCACTTAAACTAAATTACTACACAACAGGAGGCTTGCTTGTTGCTCCAAGAAGGAGAAAATTTATAGATTATGCTTTTGGAATTGCTGATTCAATGGGTATAAATAAAATGATAGAAGAAGATATATTAAAGCAGGTTGATGCAGAGATAGGTAAGGTAGGCTCAAGCAAAGCATTACAATTAACAATAAGTTAAAATAAAATTATGGCATTAAACACTAAAGTAGCAATAAATGTAGAAATCAAAAACATTAAAAAGGTTGCTGATTTAAAAAAAGAATTACAAGCGCTAAGAAAAGAGCAGAAAGCATCCGAAAAGGCAGCCAAGTCAGGTCGGTTTACTTCTAAAAAAGCAGAGAAGCAATATATTGCTAATTCCAAAGCTATTAAGGAGAAATCTAAATCTTTAAGAGATTTAAATAAAAATATTAACGGAACAACAAAGTCTAGCAAATCTTTATCAAAATCTTTTATTAAGGCTGCTGCTGCTATTGGTGTTGTTGTTGGAGCATTCAGGCTAGTAAGCAGAGCTATAAGTTCTGTGGTGTCTACATTTACAGAATTTGAATTTGTTATGGCTAAAGTAAATGCTGTTTCAGGTGCTACAGAGGGAGAGTTTAATAAATTAACTAAGTCTGCTGAAGATTTAGGTCGTAAAACATTCTTTACGGCTACTCAGGTTGGGGAATTGCAATTAGCGTACTCTAAATTAGGGTTTACATCACAAGAAATACTAGATACTACAAAAGCAACGCTTGATTTAGCTACAGCAACAGGAACAGATTTGGCTAGAGCTGCACAGGTTGCAGGTGCTTCTATTAGAGGGTTTCAATTAGACGCTAGTGAAGCAGGTAGAGTGGTGGATGTCATGGCTGTTGCATTTTCAAGCTCTGCTTTAGATATTGAGAAGTGGAATACAAGTATGACTAAGGTTGCTCCTATTGCTGCTATGGCAGGGTTTGAAATAGAGGAGGTTGCAGCGATAATGGGTAAACTTTCAGACACTGGTATTGAGGCTTCTATTGCGGGTACATCTTTAAGGAATATATTTCTTAAAATGCAAGACCCATCATCTGACCTTTCTAAAACATTAGGTCATACGATAACTAATTTAGATGAAATGTTAATAGCATTTAAAGGGCTTCAAGATGAAGGTACTGACCTTACTGATGTTCTTGGTTTTATGGATGTAAGGCAAGTCGCTGCATTTGGTACTATGTTAGAGGGTTCTGATGATATAGCTACATTAAGAGATGCACTTTTAAATGCTACAGGAGAGGGAGAGAGAATGGCTGATATGGTTGGAGATACACTACAAGGAGCTTTTTTGAAATTAAAATCTGCAGCACAAGGAGTTTCAATTAGCATTATGAAGAATTTTGGAAATTCGCTTAAGAAAAGTGTTGTGAATATTTCTAAATGGATGAACTCTATAGTTGGTAGTGAGGAAGCTGTAAAATCATTTACTGATAGTATTACAACTCTAGGGGAATGGATGGGCAGGGTAATAAAAATATTTCTAGCCTGGAAGATAGGAATAGTAGCTGCAGGAATTGCAACAAAGATTTATACAGGTTATTTATATCTAGCTACATTTGGTATGGAAGCATTTACTTTAGTTACAGGATATGCAACTGCAGCCACTTTAACATTCACTAGAGCTTTGGCTAGAACAGGGATAGGACTTATAGTTATAGCACTAGGAGCTTTAGTTTATAATTTAGTTAGCTTTAATAAAGAGGCTTCTGATGCTATAGATTGGCAAGATCAATTAAATAAAGAAATGAAGGGAGGGGAGGAGTCAATCAAATTAATTGAAAAAAGATATGAAGCTTTATCTAAAGCAAAAAAACAAATTAATAGCTTAACTGATAAGGAGGGTAAATTAATTCTTGATAATGTAGTAAATAGAGATAAACTGAAAACAGCTTTATTTAATGAAAACAAAGAGGTGGCTAACTTAAACAAAACATTCAAAGCTAATAATAAAGAGTTAATAAATAATAAGACTAACATTGATAATGTCAGGGGTTCTCTTGATGACCTTTTAGACGGAATGAAAAGTCAATTAGCTGCTGAGATATTTTTAGATATGGAGAAGGGCTTGATTAAAACAGTTATATCTGCAGAAACTGTTATGGAGGATATGAAGAAAGCTTTTAATTGGATGGATGATAGTGCTGTTCAGCAAATAGCTAAAGCTATGACTGAATATGAGGGCACTACATTAGAGTGGATGGCAGGGTATGGCGCTAAAGCTATGAACGCAATAATGGGGGTAGACCCTGAAGCAAACAATAAAATGCTTACAAGTCTTTTAGACCAACATGGATTAACATTGGGTACATTCTTAGAGGCGGTTCAAGGTGGATATTTTGAGGACAAAACTGAAGGTATTAAAAAGGCAATAGAGGATAAATTTGGCGACATTAATTTGGAGTTAAATATAGAGGAGGAAGATGATGCGCCTACAAAGAAAAATGCTATCTTTGAGATGAATGAAATAATAAAAAAACATCAAGATGGAGTTTATAAGCAGGGAATAGTAGATGAAAAAGATAATCAAAAAGCTCTATTAGCAGCAGCGATTAAAGGGACACAAGAATATTTAGACCAATATAAAGGGAAAGAGGATAAGAATAAGCAGCAGGTACTTGTAGGGAGCATAAGAATGGCCGAGCTTTTAAGGAAGCAAAGGAAAGCCAATGAGTCAGAGGAGCTAACGGCTTTACGAGTACAAGCTACTAAAGAGCTTACTATATCCAAAGAAAAGTTTGCCAACAAAATATCTTCAGCGTTTCAATACGCTATAGAGGTAAATCTAATAAACCAACAGCTTTTAAAAGATGAATTAGACCTTTTAAGTGAAAAAGAAAAACTAGGGAAGAAGGGAACTGATATAAAGGCTAAACAAGCTACTCTTGATTTACAGTTACAAAAAGCAAATATGACTGAATCAGAAAGGCTCTTAACAAAAGCACATGATGATAAAGTATTAGCCCTTGAGCTTGAAAAGTCAACAACTATGATGAATCAAATTGAATTTGATAATCGTATGTTAGTATTAGAAGCTGAATACCTGAATAAAAGGGCAGAGCTTCATAAGGGAAATGCTTTAGTATTAATAGATATTAATAATGACATTCTAAAGAATAACATTGAAGTTAATAAGACGCAACAGGAAATGATGGAAGAACAAATTTCTGCTATGGGTGGTGTTGGTAGTGCTTTAACAAATCTAGCAGGAGATAATGAAAAGCTTAACTTTATAAAAGAAGCAGGGAATAAACTATCTGAAGTTGCAAATATCCTTAGTGCTGCAATGGCTATAAATGAGAATTTAATAACATTAGGCATAATAAAACAAACTGCAGTAAAAGCAGCAAATATAGCAGTAGAAGCAGGAGGGTTGGGGGTTAAGGCAGGAAACGCTATTTTAAATCAGGGTTCAGGCGACCCCTACACATCATTCTTTCGTATTATAGCTATGATGGCTCTCGTATCTAAGGTTATGGGAATGTGGGAAAAAGGAGGGATTATAGATGATGGTAAGTTTGCAAGGGGGGGAATGGTTGATGGCCCTAGTCATGCACAAGGAGGAGTTAAGTTTGCAGTAGGCGGTAGAGTAAATGAATTGGAAGGAGGAGAAGCTGTAATCAATAAAAGAAGTACGGCAATGTTTAGAGGCCAACTATCGGAAATGAATCAGGCAGGCGGAGGAGTTAAGTTTGCAGATGGTGGCTTATTAAATAGCCCTACTTTTGCTCAACAACAATTCTCAATGGGGGGCGGTGCAGGTGGCTCTCAAAAGGTTTA